TCATGAAAACAACCATCGCCATGTGATGGGACCTACTTCCCCATCAACGACAAGGCCGTGATCAAGCTGATATTTACGAACGGCGCCGAGAGTCTCAACGCCGAACACGCCGTCTATTTTTACTGGATATCCTTTTACATATAAAAGATTTTGCAACGTGATGACGGAATTCACGTCACTGCATCCCATACGAACGATGGGGAACTTGTCCACATCCACTCTGGGATAATTGTCTTTCTCCATCTTGTAGTTTGGCCTTCCGTATCCTGCGATCCGCTTGTAGTTCGTGCTATAACTCTTCAGTCTCACGCAGCCACCGTTCGGGACTACTCCAAGCTCAGATGAAGTATTCCCCTCGACAGTGTACACACGATCCGCACCGACCTTATAGACCAGACCGGTATGGCATATCTCCCTGTCGTTCTTGAAAAAAATCTGGTCACCAACCTGAGGCTTCTGATACCAGGCATCCTTGTCCTTGTAAAGCTGAGCGGATTTTACCGTGTAATCATCGAAGTCCCCACGGAGGAGTTTCTTCGCATTTCCTACTCCGTACGCCTTATAGAAGCACCAGTCTACGAACGTATCACACCATGCGGCAGGATAGTCCATGTTCTGCGGTTGGATGTTGTGCATCTCATATCCGTACTTCGTGTAGTTGTTGGCACCGGCATTTGCTGTCTTATCATACAGGTCATTGCCGTCCTTCTTCTCTACGTACCCGACCTCAGCCAACGCGATGTCTATCACCTTCTGCGGGGAGAAGTCTTCGTACGTGACAGGCAGCCTCGACAGATCCACGTTCCCAGACACGCCAGGAACGCTTCCCTGGCTCGTATATTGCCAGAACAGATATTTCCCCTTATACGTGCAGGCAGGCGCGTACTGAGCCACCCAGACGCTATAGGGAAGCTGTTCCATGATGAGGTTATGCTCAAGCCAGTACGTTGAAGCGTAGATGCCAGCAGGGATCCCTTTGCTCTGGAGGCGGTCACAGAATATCTTCAGATATCTGGTGCGGAGTTCCGGTGACAGAAGGTCAGCTCTGCCGGACGCATCACCGAAGACCTTCTCGGAATCTGCAAACACAGGGCAGGCAAAGTCCTTTATGCCGTCAAGTTCCTTTGCCACCCACTCTGCTTCTTCCTGTGCTTCCCAGTCATTGATGGCAGTAGGGAAATAGTAAAAGCCATGCGGAATCCCATAGGCTTCACACATGGCTCTGTGTTGTACGTACTTCTTATCGTACTTGATGATGCCGTCCCTGCTGCCTCTGTATCCCATCCTGATGATGACCAGGTCTACGGCGTTCTTCACCGCTTGCCAGTCTGTTACCTCATTGAATTCGGATACATCGATTATCATCTCACACCTCCGGCAGGCCAGTGACCACAGATGTCGCAAGGGAAAGTATTGCCGCCAGCGCCGATGCTGACAGGACATATCCCCAGTTGACATCAGTAAGAACCACCGCAGTCCCAATGGAAGCCACGAAAGCCTGACAGAATGTACGTAACGCTCTGATCCCTGCTGCCTTGAAGAATTCTCTTTCCATGTTCTCTCCTTACATGTAATGAAAAAGGACAGCTATGATAGCTGCCCCGATTGCTGTTGCTATTGCTCCGATGATGCCGGACTTCATCTGCCGCCAGTGGTCGGCAGGCTCTTTCTCCAGATCGCTGAGCCTTCGCGCGATGTCCGTCTGCTTCTCAGCCATGTTATCCATGCTGACCGCCATCTTCTCTACTGCTATCGTCAGACGGTTCAAATTCTCGTAGGATGTCTCCAGTTTGGTGATGCGATGGTTCTGCCTCTCGTTCTCCTCGTGGACACGTTTTGCAAATTCGGAATGTTCAAGCCGGGTTACGTACTCTTCCATCAAACCACCTTCCATCCCTGAGGATATGCCTCAGGTGACCACACATTATTGTTGATTATCGACTCGTACACAGGGTCATCAAGTGTCTTGTAGTGTACCTTATCACCTTTCATGTAAGGGTTAGAACTTTCCGGCTGTTTCCATACAGGAATGTCCTCAGGATCAGGGACGAGAACTTCTGCCCAGAGAGATGATGCAACGTCAGGTGCCCAGCCTGTTTGAGATGTGTGCGCTTGAAGGCACTTATAAAGAATGCCGTGAAACCGCACACGCTTTCCTACCGTGTATGACTGTTCAACTTTCCATACATCATACAAAGATGGAACATGGATGGCCTCCTCATCTGGGAAGTCATCCTCATTCACATAGTCTTTCATAAACTCCATCTCGCTCTTCTGATGGATATTAAATGCTACCTGGTCTTCGTTCCATGATCCGCCATAACAAACATAGTTTTGGTATTTCACATTATCTATGGTAAATTTAGAGAGATTATCTTCCGTGAGCTTCTCCGCAATTTCAAGCATGCCGTGCAAGTCTGCCATACGAAAGATAAGAAGAGTAGTTGGATTACTGCTGTTGTCAATCTGATAGGTTGTGCCGTCTTTCAGTGTAATGTTCATAATTTCTCCTTATACATTACGAATATAAAATGCATTAACATAAACAGACAGCGGAGCATAGTACTGTCCACCCAAAAACTGGGCATAAAGGACAAAAGTAACCGGATAAGTCTGCCCAAAACTACCACCGTGTTCAACATATGCGTTACCTATAAAGCCATGTGTGCCAACATTACCGATTCCGAGTATCTTATATCCGGAGGGAGGCGTTACGGTTACCGTTGTTTGCAATCCACCACTTGTTGGTACAGAACTAAGTGGGACGGTTATCGTTTCAGAAATAACTAGGTCAGATATCCTGTCTGCTAATGTCTTGCCCATATTTGCAGAAAGGCTATTTGTCGTACTAGTACTGGTCAAAACGTCTTCGACACCACGCCAGGTATTGACAGCACTGATAGTATTTCCGCTTATGCTGACATTTGAACCCGCTTCCAATTGGTTTTGCAGAGGTATCCATGCAGACCAATTTGCGGCATCAGTGCCACCGGAATCGTTGTGTCTAAAGAGCAGTTCACCATTTGTCCTTGTAATCTGGAACTTGTCAACGCCATCGCCAATTTGAATACCTACCCAATCTGTATCAGTCCAAGGATCACCATACCCAGAAAACGTGAAATTGCCTGCCGTTGAGTCAAGAGCCTCTTTCGTAATATTGTAATGCGGCATCGAGTCCGCATCATCTCTCCATGCCGGTACACCACTTGCATTTGTCTTCCAAACCTTATTTACCTGATTGGCTCCAGACGCAACATAGCCAGCCGCAGTAGCAGAGTTTGCTGTCCACGTGTTATTTTCAACGCCTAGATTCATCCAAACCCAGTACGTACCATCATACATGTAGTAATTGATACGATTCGCGTAGCCATATATGGTTGTGCTTGTACCAGTGTTTCCCGCACCGGAGTGCGTAGTGTTGTACCAGATGTTCTTGGCACCAGTATTGTTTACGTTTAGAGTAATCGGACTTGCCGTGGCGTTTGAGTAACTGTTCGAATGGCTGAACTTAACGCCAACAATGGCACCGACTCTTAACGAGAAGTTTTGGTCGGAAGAAACCGTGACAACCTTTGCCCTCGTTCCCGCCGCAGTTGTACACGTGCCATAGTAAGCTTTCCATGTATCTGTCGGGATCGAAGGCTTGTTCTTGATATACGCATCAGAATCGGTGTCAGTCTCATTCCAATCACTCTGAACATTGACCTCTGCACCAGACGCGATACCGTCAAGTTTGTTCTTCAGCGTGGTGGTGAAGTTGTTGTCCGTGTGGACATAGTTCGCATCGGATACAAAATCACTATCGTTCGTAAGATCACTGGTCTTCGTGGGGATAGTGGGTTTGTTCTTGATGAAGGCATCCGAAGAAGTATTAGTCTCATTCCAGTCGGACTGGACATTCACCTCTGCTCCTGCAGCAATGCCGTTCAGTTTAGTCTCAAGGGCATCTGTAAAGTCGTTCGTTGACAGACCTTTGCCACTGACCTTGTCGACCTTGGTCGAATCGTGCGGATGTACGTGGTCTTCCCTTGCATACTTAGCAGAAGTACCGACTGCCGCAGTACCATCCATGAGAGGGGCGGCAGTAGCAGGGTCACGCATCGGAGGCGGGTCATTCTCGGAATAAACGGTTACCCAGTCACCCCATGCACCAGCTTGCTGCCCACGCATCCGCAGTTGTGGGGTCGAAGAGTTTTTCATGTACAACTGACTGTCCCATCCATCGACATTGTCCCAGCTCATATGGAGGATATGTCCATCACCAGGTGACGGCTTTCCCTCCGTCATGCTTGCAGTGGCAAGGAAATGAGAAGCTCCGACAAAGCCATCCTGTACGATGTTGGCAGTGGTTCTTCTGGATGTGCCATAGGCAGCTCTTTCTGCTCTTCCAGGAATCACTCCATCTGTTCTGAAATAATAGTTTGTTCCGTTAAAGAACGCGATATATGATCCTGCAGGAAGCGTGTGATTGCTTGCCGAAGAAGCGACACCATTGATGTAGATAGGTTTCGCTCCTCTTCCGTTGATGTTCAGCGTAATCGCGCCTGCAACGCTGTTTGCATTGGTGAACAGCACTGGAATGTACGTGTTTGCCGTAAGTACATAGTTAGTACAGGATGCTGCCTTCGCCGCCGTGCCAGCCGCTGTTGTACAGTACGCCGTGGGAATTGTATTGGAGTTTGGCTGAATTCCAAAGCCAATCCAGCACCAGTAGGTGCCGTCATACAGATAGTAATAAACGCGGTTTGCGTATCCGCACACATCCGTAGATGCTCCAGTATAAGCGGCAGTGTTATACCAAATGCTCTTGGCACCGGTGCTATTTACATTAAGTTTGACGTTGCTGGCTGTGTTCGAAACCGTAAACTTAACGCCAATGACCGTTCCAACTCTAAGCGAAAAATTCTGGTCAGCGGATATGGTAATTGCCTTTTCAGCAGTAGCCGCCGCTGTCGAACAAGTGCCATAAAACGCTTTCCACGTATCTGTCGGAATCGTTGGTTTGTTCTTTATGTACGCATCGGAAGAAGTATTAGTTTCATTCCAATCACTTTGTACATTGACCTCTGCACCTGCGGCGATGCCGTCAAGCTTATCTTTTAATGTCGTGGTGAAATTATTATCCGTGTGGACATAATTTGCATCTGACACAAAGTCGCTATCATTCATCAGGTCACTTGTCTTAGTTGGAATGGTAGGCTTATTCTTGATGTACGCATCAGATGACGAACTGGACTCATTCCAATCTGACTGGACATTTACTTCTGCCCCAGCCGCAATGCCGTTCAGTTTATTCTTTAGTGTCGTGGTGAAATTAGTATCCGTATGGACATAATTTGCATCTGACACAAAGTTACTATCATTCGTCAGGTCACTGGTCTTCGTAGGAATCGCAGGTTTATTTTTTATGAAAGCGTCGGACGAAGTATCCGTTACATTCCAGTCACTCTGAACGTTTACTTCTGCGCCCGCTTCTATCCCATTAAGCTTGTTCAAAAGCGCAGTCGTGAAGTCGTTTGTGGACAGACCCTTCCCCGCTTCTTTATCGACCTTAGAAGTGTCGGACGGATGCACATGGTCTTCACGTGCGTACTTCATGGAGTCACCGACATCGGCAGTACCATCCATTAACGGAGCGGCTGTCGCCGGATCTCTCATGGTATCCTGCTGAGTAAACGTAAACGTAGTGCCGTCCGCTCTGGTTGCCGTGAACGTAGTCCCGTTGCGCGTGATATTCACCACAGCATCCGGCTGACCTGCATCCTCGTCATCTCTCCATGCAGGGGTACCATTCGCGTCGGTCTTCCATACCTGATTAGCGTGACCGCTGCCCGCCGCAACATAACCTTCCTGAGAAGCGGTATTCGCCTTCCAAGTATTGTTGTCCTGCTGAGTAAACGTAAATGTTGAACCGTCTGTTCTGGTGACAGTGTAGGTCGTTCCATTTCTCGTTATACTTGCGATGCCCTGATTGTCTCTCCATGCAGGATTGCCATTCGCGTCAGTCCCCCACAATTTATTGGACTGATTCGCACCGGAAGCCACGTATCCCTCTGAAGTAGAGCTGTTTGCCTTCCACGTATTATTATCCTTCTGCGTGAAGGTGAACGTGCTCCCATCAGAACGTGTCACGGTAAACGTATTGCCGTTCCTTGTGATACTGACGATTCCCTGATTATCTACCCATGCAGGGTCCCCATTGGCATCAGTCCCCCACACTTTACCGGACGCGCCTTCAGTCGCAGGAACGTAGCCTTCCGCAGTGGCAGAGTTCTCCTGCCATGTATCCTTGTCATCACGCCACGCAGGAACGCCAGATCCGTCCGTTTTCCAAACCTTGTTATTATGCCCAGACCCCGCCGCGACATAGCCTTCTTGCGCGGCAGTGTTAGCCTTCCAGGTATTGTTGTCTTGCTGAGTGAACGTGAATGTCGTTCCGTCAGCGCGTGTCGCGGTAAATGTAGTTCCGTTTCTGGTAATATTAACTACCGCATCAGGCTGACCGTCATCACCACCGATATCCCTATAAGTGCCATCAGGCAATGTAATTCTGGTTAAGTAAGCCATTATACGCCTATTCCATGAAAACTATATCGCTGCTACAATCACCTTGCGCGAAGTTCTCGCCGATCTCCAATGGATGCATGAAGATACCAGTGCCGCTACAGTAAGTAGTCGGGCATGCCGGAGCGAACACCGCAGTATTTCCGCAGATATCCATTATTTCTCCTTTCTCAGCATGTCAGCGAAACACGCAGCACAGTCAGTGATCTCTACGCCAAGGAAGTGGCTCAGAGCCTTCGTGAAGCGCCTGTTAGCCTCCACGGAAATATTCAGCAGGTCGGCATCATCATCGGATGCCTGATAGGCTTCAAACGCCGTATAGGCCGCTACGCCGAGGTGCTTGATGAGACACCAGTAGTTCTTGTCTCCGTTGTACATATGGAAGAGTTTCAGCATGATGGATCTGCGAAGCTCAGCCAGAGCGTTTATCTCATACTGCACATCCTCGATGAGGCTTATCTGCTTCTGTACTGCCTCTTCATTACCAAGATCGATGATGCCGTCTGTAAGCTGTGCCTCGAACTTCTCCAGAAGAGTCTTCGCATGCACTTCCGCACATGCCGTCTGGACGATAGAACGGATCAAATCTTCTGCAATTCCATCACTCTGGATGTTCTTAGCCATATAGCCACCTCCTGCACTCCTCAATCTTTTTAAGCTTCTCTTTCCTTCTGGCCTTCAGTCCCGCGTCAATACGTTCTGAATTCTTTTTCAGTGCATTGATCTTGACCATCTCCTCTGGGTTTTCTTTTACGTATTCCTCGTAGATCTCTTTGTATTCCATATAACCTCCATAAGAGAGGACACAACGCCAGAGAGGTTACGTCATGCCCTCTCTTACAGGTGTCATGTGCGTCCCAGAACTGCTTCTCTGTCGCTCCATCCATGCCGCAATCTGTAGTAGATTCCGGTCGGAGTCATTCCAACGATTTTCGCCCAGTCAGGAATTGTATGCGTTTCACCGTCAATGGTTATCCAGTGTGTATCTTTTCTTCTTTTGCTGTTCTCGGATTGTGTGATGAACCTGCAATTATCGGGCGAGTAATCTTTTTCACTATCTATACGGTCAAGCTGAAGACCTTTCTTGTATCCGTGGGATATTGCCCATTCGTAGAAAGGTTCGAACTCCTGCCACTCATCACAGACCTTGATTCCCTTGCCGCCGTAGTTCTTATAGGATATGTGGCTTGGATACTTGCACCTGCCACGCATCCCATACCATACATAAAAAAGAGGATCGTGAGACCCTCTTCTTGCTTTTCCGTGTTTTATTTGTTCCGTACCGATTTTCTTCATGCGCTCGGCTAGTAATTCTGTTCTGTAGCATCCGCATGAAGTCGTCGCGCCCGACCGCAAGTACTGTGCCCTGGTCTCAGTATCTTTGCCGCAGTCACACCTACATAGCCACAGCGCTCCATGTCCGTTGGCCTTTCCAATCTTTCTTATAGCCGTCAGCCTTCCAAATCTTTGTCCGCTTAAATCAAATTCCATTGAATTTCCTCTCTTAATTAACGGTTGTAATGATTAGTCAGCGATTACAGTGTGAATATTTACAGTAGAGGACTAATGTAACCTGGAACGGACTGGCAGAGAACACTTCCACCTTTTTGTAACCGGAGCGCGTTATCTTGTCCGCATCTTCGTGCCTGTTCTCGGCACACATGTCTGACGCAGCCTCCAGCAGGTCATAATCCTCTCCAATCTTGATGGACGGATAAACGCCCTCGCCTGCGATCCAGCCGCCATACTGGGCCATCAGGTAAGGCGTGACGTCGATTCCTTCCACGTGAACCAAGAAGTCAGATGCCGTCGTGTGGATCTGCCCCCTGTTCATCGTGATGGAATGCCTGTGAGGGTCCTTGACCGTGTTGTAGTTCAGGATCAGCTCGTCACCCTCGAACTTGGCATAATCAGACGGAATAATGGATGCATCTCCAGCCGTGCCTCCTGTCGTACTCAGGAACGGCTGAATGATCAGCTTGAATTCGAATCTTTCCAGATAGATCATGTCCGGCGATATGGATATATAAAAAGTGGCAGGGGCACCATCGTCACCCTGCCTTGTAAACTCCATACCGTAGATGTCAACTACCTGGTTACGCCGTTGCCTGTACATCCGGCGAATATCCTGCGTATTCTCGTATGTTCTTTCTGCCACTCGGTTGAGGGCATCTTCATATGTCATCATTCTGTGCTTGTCTCTCTGTCGATGCGGAGGTATTTCTCCAGAGTCAAAACATCTGTCTCTACACCGTCTTCATTGAAGTTGTAATCAATCCCTGTTATATAAAAGTGGTCATCCATGGAAAGGATCTTCTTCTGATAAGCAGAGCACTCATCAAGAATGTAGAGGTTGTTGTCGTATATAAGTCTTACCTTATCCCCAGGCGCGAGGTCCACGGGAATCTCCTCGACCTCAATGGTCAGTTTATAAACCCTTCTGGACAGTTTCAGCCTTCGAATAGCTGCGTGGTATGCAGTCTTTGCCGCCTCTATCCTGTCTTCATCGGACACCTCAATGCCCCTGCCCTCATCATCCGTCTCGATCTGGAACGGTGACAGGTCGTTGAATGCGTACGTACCCTCGATGATGGTGCCGGACTCCAGCGCGACTGATTCCTCGTCAACGATGGCGAATTCCAGCTCGTTGTTGGGGGCAAGCTTCGGGTACTGGGTGGAGTACATCCGATAGTCACGCTCGTTGTTGACGTTCGCCCGAAGGATTATGACAGGGAATCCTTCTTCCTGCAGGGACGGATCGTTGTAGATTTCCCGCAAGGTCATTGAAGAGACACCAGTATCATTCTTTTCCGCATACACTGTCGCCACGTTGATGACGTTGGAAAAGTCATGCGTGATGACAGGTTCGGATATCAGGCGAATGTTGTTCAGTCCAGACGGTTTAGTGGAAATAATCCACTGTTTCTTATCCCCGAAGGGAGATACATCCAGTGCTCTCTCATTGACAAACCTAACACGCCAGAACAGATCCTCCGTCAGCTCAACCGTCTTGGACAGCGCATCCAGCTTGTTCTGCCTGGAGTAAACATAGTCGATGATCTGGTCATCGGCACCATGCTCGTAGTTGATGATCCATCCTGGATATGCGAAGTTCATATCCGAATAGATGTCAGCCAGTTCGTCGACGACTGACGGATCCATGATCCACGGCTTGATGTACGGGAACGGATCGTCAGGCTCTTCGCCTTCCGGCAGTCTCACTACTGATATAGACGCATACTGTTTCGGATAATCTTCATAGTCTGCATCTACGATGTACCTGACCGTATAACTGCCAGGCGTGTCCAGGACTTCTTCCGAATTCACCATCGCTATCGGAATGACGTTTCCTTCTGTATCCCACGCAATGGCATATGCCCGTTCGATGTACTCCTGCTCTGACAGGTGCTCACCGTATGCAAGTTCAAACTTTGTCGCGCACACGGTAACGCCGTCGTACTCTCTGGTCGTGGCTCTCGGCAGCGTTCTGACCGTCATTGTAACGGTCACTTTGTCGCCCTTTGCCGTGGAAAAGATGACCTCGTAGTCGTCAGGAATGATCTTAACAGCAGAGTCGTCAATGGACGTGATCGTGACTGGATCGCCGTTCTCTTCCCACGCAGACGCACCGGCGCGTTCGATGTACTGCTCCAGAGTCATGTTGCCGACTTCCGGTGTGTAGATCGTGAAATCATTGCCGGTGACCGACACGCCACTGTCATTTTTTTCAACGATGGCGCCTTTGAACACCACGTTGATATTCTGGTCCTTGATGGCGTTATTGACCGATATCTGGCGATACTCCCACTCGCGGACGACATGTTGCAGGCCAACGGAAATGGTCTCTTCGTTCTTGTCCTCCGTGAGTTCCTCTATGATTCCCCAGAAGCATTTCCCATTGATGAAAATTTTCATCTCATCGTGACCGTTTAAATACTCCCGATAATATATCGGGAGTACTATTTCGGCCGAGGGAATGTACATGAGTTCATTGCTCCATCTGGGAACATTAAGAGCGTCTCTGCCGCGCTTTATTAACTTTCTCTGATGGTAGATTTCGAAGTACATTACAGATCAACCGTAACCATGGGACCAACTTTGCCCCAGAAACCGCCGCTATTGCTGTCGCCTATCATGGAGTTAATATACATGACCATGACGTCTTCGCCATACTCTTCCTTTAAGTCTGCATTGAATTCTACACCGTCAATAACTATGTACCCTTTAAGTCCGACAAAAAGAATCGTGTCATAGTTAATAATTCCGTACTGGAAGTTGTTGTATCCACGCATGATACTATTCCAAATGGACTCAGGCATGTCGTTCGGAACAACGTCTGATTTTTTGAATGTTGCTATGATGTCACCCTTCTGGAGATTCTCGACTCTGAATGAAAATTCTCTTGGGTAGATGTATTCATCGTAAATCCAGTACACGTTGTACACTGCCATCTTTTTGCCACTGGTGCATCCGTATCCTTCTCTAATATCTGCCACTAAGCTTGGGAAGAACTTTTCGTCATCGAATTGTGAATGCGCGATGAATTTCGCGTCACCAACTTCAGTCCACTCGCCCTTATGTTGCTTGCCTCCACCGCCACGGATCAAACCAAGGAGTCCGTCAATCGCGTAGCATATGCGTTCTATGCTGGCAAGTATCGAATGGATATTCGTCCACAGTCCACAGATCGCGCAGATTATGCCCTTGATTGTCTCATAAACGTTCGGGATGTACTTATGCATGAACTTCTTCCAGTCGCATGTTTCATACGCTTCGAGTTCGCCGTCCATCCTTCCGACAAGACAGTCGTTGACATCATTCAGATCTTCACAGTCACTGTGTAGGACTGTAAGAGCAGGGTTTAGTCCTGTGTCATTTTGAAGAGATGTGCACTCGGTATCGGTTACACCATTCTGCACAAAGTGGGGTGCGTATTCTCTCAGGTCGTTGCATGCACCGCAATCAATATTGCTCATAGATTATTTCCTCCGTTAATATGTCCATGAATCAACTTCTATATATGCACAGGTTGTTCCGCAGCAGTCTCCGACATCGATCAGGATGCTGTTGTTTCCCTGGTGTATGAGCCATCCGTAGTCCATGCCAAGCGGTATAGACCACGCTTCCACATCCAGTGGGTCTCCGAGGCAGTGGCAATTATCGTCTTCGGTGTAGTACACGGTCCCATCTGAATTGATCGTCAGGATTCCATCGTAGTCACCTTTGATTACGTTTCCGTTGCCGTTTATCTCGATGTACGGATCGTGCATCTTGCCGTGGATCGTTATCCGAATGTTGCTCGTGTCGATGTCCGTCTCTGAGTACAGGAGTCCTGCTATCAGGCCGTTCTCATTCGTACAGAACTTTTCACCAAGGTGAGTCGCACCGTAGAAGTCTCCGAAGAAGTTTTGTGCTCTCTCGCAGTCGTACAGTATCCTGTAGCCGCTTCCACACCGGTTATAGAAGTCCTGAAGCTCTCCAAGGTGGTAACACAGTGCCATGTCCTTCGTGACGTTCCAGCAGTCATTACAACAGTCGCAGAACGTGTCTGTCACATCTGCACAGTGACAGCAGTCTGTTCCCTGCGCACATGGATTGACATCATGGTAGTCGTAGCAGTCCATGAAGTCGCACACGTCGTACGGAGCCAGGAAGGTCCTAAGCTTATCTGCCTTGTGCCAGATCCCTTCAGGAAGAGCAAAGGACACGTCGATCTCTAACGTGTCCCTTCTCGATGTTCCCTCTGCGTAGTCCGTCATATAGGCGTAGGCCCATATCAGTGTGTTATCCGATACCGCCCACAGCCGTCCCTGCCGCTGAAGCTCGTTCTTCACGAACCGAAGGTAGAACGGTCGGTCCTCGCATGGAAGCTTCTTCACGTTCAACGTCAGCGTAAGTGACACGCTTCCAGACTCTACGGTCACGCCTTTCCGTTTATACGGAGTGTAGCTGCCGTGTATGAACGTGTATGGCATACTTTCCTGACGAAACGAAGCCGAGGTGTCACCCTCGGCTATCATGTCGTATTCGTCAAAGACAAAATCATTGTACTGAATAAATTTACGTTGGTACTGAATACTCATTTAGGCCAACTCCCAACGCAAGCCGCGATACGTTTCTACAACCCCACGACAACATGCGCTTATATTGCTTTTGTTGAATCCTTCTTGCCTTGCCGCATCAGTTGCAGATGGGTACCACGTGCGCTTCCCATCAGGACTGATAGAAACAACAGGTTTCTTCTTTCCCTCTGCGGAACGTTGGATGCAATTACCGTAATGATGATTGTATTTTCTTGTGCACCACTCCAGATTATCTACCCAGTTGTGGTCCCTGACTTCATCTTTGTGATTTACTTCTGGGTATCTGTTTGGATTATCCAGAAAAGCCTCGGCGACCAGACGGTGTACTCGGCAAAGCTTAACATGCCCATCTACGCTCAAGGCCGCCGTTTTGTACCCATCACGAACGTCCTGTAATTGCAACACGCGCCCCGGACGAAATTTGGGGCCTTGCTTCGTATGCTCGGTCCCATAGTATCTATCTTTTGATCTTACTCGCCCAAGTGAGGAAACCTGGTAGTAGTCCTCATACCCGACGACATCTTTCCATATTTCCATCATTTCACCCTTTTCATAGTGCATGAGCAAACCTACTTGCCCGTCTGTATGTGAACGACGGATTCTGTGTATAAATATTCTGGTTTACTGTTGCGTGGTTATCGTAACTCTTCCTATTATCATAGGTTACAAACTGATGACCAAACGGCATGTGCACTCTGGACATCAGAGCGTCGATGGCGTTCGGGATATCCAGGCGGTTGATCATTGCAAGGACACCCATGCCGATATGGTCCACCGCTTTCTTACGAACAACGAACTCGCCAGGCGTCAGCATGGCGGGGACCGTGTCAGTTCCATGAGGACGGAAGAATCCACCTCTTGCAAAATACACAGGTCCACCGTTTGCCCGCTCCAATGCTTCAACGCCGCTTACGCTTACGTCTCCATGGAAGTTATTTACGGCTTCCTGAAGGCTAGACAACGCTGATGCAGCGCCATTAATCTCGGAAGCCATAGTGGTGAACTGGTTTGCAAAGGAACTAACATCAGCAGACCTAGTGTTCATTGTGTCAGCCAGCAATCCAATTTCTGTCTTAAGGTGTTCGGACGCCGTCTTCGTGTCCTCAAGTTTCTGGCGCAACTGTTCCATGGTAGGATCAGTAAACGTTCCGACTTGTTCGTCCAGATCTGCTATTGCTTGAGATAAGTTGGCAACCTGGTTCTCTATGAACTCATCAATCTGGCCCGCAAGTGCGGTGATGGATGCGGATAAAGACTGTTCGTCTCCTTCCTCGCCACCTCCGATTGCCTGGGCGGCATTGGTAACAGCTTCAGCTACATCCCCATATCCTTCAACAGAAGCCGCGACTTCTTCCTCGGACGGGACCATGCTGGAAACAGTCTCATCTATTGCCTCTGCTTCTTCTTTTGTGAATAAAGGAGCCAGTTCTTCCTTAGATTCAGCGGCTTCCTTGATTATCTGAACATACTCCCCGATTTTTTCGTTCGCGGAGTCAAGAGCATTCGAGGCGTTAGTAGAAGATTCCTCAAGGCTGCTCTGCTGTGCTGTTAGCTCGTCGATTTGAGTTTTCAAGTCGGCGATCTTTTCTGGGTCATACCGATCACCTGTTGCCTGTTTTGCCATTTCTTCGGCAAGCTTAGATTCTGCGGCTTCGATGTCTTCAGTGATGTCAGGGATCTTATTCTCTGCAAGCCTTTGGTCTAAAGTCGCCTGCAGGCGCGCGGTATATAATTCGCTGAGTCCCTGCGTCGCAGCATCAAATACGGCACTCTCCTGCATATATTCAATCAGTGCATCTTTGTTGTAAATTATTGACTGAGTCTGTTTATCCCATGCACCGGTAACGGAATCGATCTGGCCTTCTGTTATTCCTAATTGTTCCTGGATTTGACTCCAGATGCTCTGCATTTCTGTAATGATACCAGAACGGTCACTAGGCCCCTCGCCAGTAGTTAGCTGTTTTTGCAGTTCGATCATACGATCGAACATTTCGCCGGTCACTTGCGCATCGTGTTCAATGTCTGCAAGCTTCGTGTCCAGTGATCCAGTAATGGAATTAATGCTGTCTGCCGCGCTTTGAGCGTTTGCAGATAACTTCTCCATCTCTTCTATGTTGAGGGCTTCGCGTATTCTTGCGACCGCTTCTCTGTTTGCCTTCTCTCCAATCGTGCCCATAGCAATGGCGAGTGCTCCAACAGCCGTAGCTACCGCAGTAATAGTCCCATGCGCGGCTGCAAATTCAATCAGTTGGGTTAGTGCCGTTCCGGTTTCACCGATTGCAAACCCCGCCATTGTGGTAGAAATATACTCAAGTGCATTACCAACAGTATGAAGAGCAGTTGCAAGTGGCTTTCCCCATACCATGCCAAACGCAAGAAGCTCTCTCATCATTCCGTCAGGGATTGCTCTCAGGAGGAACGAGACTGCGTTAGCAAGAAGCTCAGCGTGGTCTGCAACTCTTTCGAACAATGCGTCAAAATCAAAATCTTTGAAGCGGTCGAAGACTCCATATAGGATAGGAAGGCCTTTTCCTATAACATCGAATAGCTTTCCAAGTGGACCTGCTATTGTCGTTGCGAATGCCAAGAAGTCTTCTGTCTTCCCAGGGTCCATCCTGTCGATAATTCCAATGAAAAGGTCTGCCGTTTGTCCAAGCCTGTCGATGACCTTCTGCGCGAAGCTGCTCCCGCTAAACTTGGAAAGCACTTCCCCGAATCTTCCCATAGTATCGATGGCGAGTGTTACGTTTTCTGGGTTTTCAGTAATGAATCCACCGACAGACTTGTAAAAGTCGTTCATGGAATTCCTTACCGTCTCCATCTGACCGACAATGGGTTTTCCTGTTACATCCTGCAGGACCTGGTTGATGGCTTTTGTGACAGTCTCACCGCCACGCACGGAAGCATAATGGATGTTGGAGATCCAGGACTCCAGAGTGCCTTTATAGATTTCGAGTGCTCTGTCCAGTCCCTCTGCGGCTTCTGAAGATCCACGACCAAGTTCCTGCAACGCCGCTAAGAAGTCAGATGCCGCGATGTCACCTTTGACAAGACCCGCCGCAAGGTCGCCGACGTCCATGTCGCCGATGCCCATTGCGTCACGTATAAACCTCATGGAAACGCCAAGGCCCTGGAACAGGGAAAGCCACTGTCTAGGCTGTGATAGTGTACCCGCAGCAAGCAAGCGGTCGATAAGCAGGTACGCCTGGTTACGCATCTGCTGGCTGGCACCGCCTGCAGTAACAGCCTTCTGAATGCCGATGGTCAGGTCTGTGGCGCCCTCAAGGTCATCCATGAACATCTGGTACCTGCGGAGCCTCTGGGCAGACTCGTCAAGACCGATAGGAAGACCAAGGATAGACTGATTAACGCGCTGAAGTGCTTCGTCTGCATCACTGGCGCTGACGCCGGTGAGTTCCATGTAATCGGAGAAGGTCGACATGATGTCGAATCTGGATCGGATCTTATCCAGATCGCCGATTACATTATCCGACACGATGGTGGTGAGCGTTTTCCCTATCTGGTCCGTAAAATCAAACGATGCCAGTTGCGACATTTGGGAAAACGAGTTCCCGATACTGGCAGAGAAATCCCCTACGGCACCAAATGCGCTCCCCAGTCCGTTGAGTACCTCACCTGCTGTCTGGATCGCATCAGTTAAATCGTAGAAGCGCCTAATGGCATCGTCCAGGTTGCCAGTGTTAACGTTTATGTTTATTCCGTTCCTGTCGAGCGCATTTCTAAGCCGTTCAATTCTATTCAGTTGGTTAATCGTGGCGTCGGCATTGACAAGTTGTACCAACAGCCTAATCGCGTCACTAGCCATTATCTTCTTCCAACTCTCTTACGCCAATGAAGCGAACAACATATCTTCTTGGCGGTTTCTTCGTTTCATGATCAGGAAGGTGGATTGCCTTCCAACTCTGGTATTGCTCGTCTGCCATCTCATTCGCGTACTGACCGTACGCCACGATAAGCTCCGGCACACCCCAGGTATCCAGGATCTCACTGGGTCTGATATGCAGGATCTTGGCTACGAAGTGGGCCATATAGGTGTATAAATTAAAATCAGCGAAGTACTTCTTATGTACCTCGCTGATCGGTTTATCCTCTTCTGCTGCCTGACGAGCTATTATCCGAAAAAAGTATCAGACTCATTTACAAGTTCAGGATACAGTTCGATGATACGTGCAGTCGCCTCAACCACTGACTGCTGTGTCATGTAGTCCTTGAGTTCCTGGTCTATATCAAGAACCGTAGCCACAAGGTCGTACATGAGATCATATATATCCTCGGAAAAGCTTCTCTTGATCTGATCCTTTTCCACAGGCTCGTATCTGGTGACGCCGCCGTCAGACGTAACCTTGCGGTAATACGGCAAAAGCGCCGTCATGAACTTCACCAGTCTGGTCTCATGCCTCGGCTTAAGGTATACGCCGTTGAACTCTTTAGTGTATTCCTTGTACTTGTTATCGTCCGGCAGTTTAAAAGTAATCTTGAAGTCGTGCTTGTTAAGTCCTGTCTCGTTGGCGTCTCCGACGACAGCCAACTCATCGTCCTTCGTTACCTGGAATGGAATAACGCTCTTTTCGGCGCTTTCTATTCCTTTGTCGATTCTTTCATAAATGTCCATAGCTTTCCTCTCTGTAATAAAAAAAGTGAGGTGCTATCCTCACTTTTCCCAAAATGCTTTGCTTTTCTTTTCCCAGAAGCCTTCCTGCTTTTTCATCCAGTATGGACCAGAAGGTTCTTCTTTCTTTTTGTCATCTAACAGCGTAGCTGCGATGAATGCCGCTCTGCTCATATTCGTGTGTCTGCCAAGCAGGCTCTTTTTTTCTTCTTTCATGATTCCCTCCTGATTCTGTCCATGACTGCTTTCTTTATGTAGCCGTTTATGGACTCTCCTGCACGTTCTGCCGCCGGTTTGAGTTCCTGTTCGTAGAAATCCTTCTGCAGATCCAACGGGACCCTCTTGAGGCGTTTCTCGGCGTATCTGTAATGTGACTGATTCCTTGCTTCTGTACTCATATCGTTCTTCTTGAAATAATAATATCATCTCAAGAAGTGTATGTACATACACAAGTTTCACAAATATACATGTAACAAATTGTGCAGAATGGAGGAAAACGGGGCAGTCCCGTAATAGAAACTGCCCCTGCGAAATTAAGTATAGATTGTCTGGTTGGAATTCGCGTTGCCGACGATTCTCTGGATGCGGAAGAAGTTTCCGTCGTCGTCCTTCGCGATGGTGATCGTGAATGCGAACTCTGCGGTATCGGTCGTGATCGTCGCCGGGAAAGAGGTGACGTACACGTTCTCGAAGACGTACAGAAGTCTCACGCCGTCGCTCTGGATGTGCGGGACCACCATGGAAACATGGACACCGTCCAGGTTGTCCGTGGTCGCGACCATCTCCTCGATCTCAACAAGCCTGGGATATCTGACCAGAACAGTCATGCCCACAAGACCCGCGTTGAAGAAGAGGTCAGTAGAGCCGTCCGCATTCTTGATGATCTGATAGTGACCCTCGTCGATGGTGCCAAGGACCGGCAGGGACAGAGCCGTAAGGCCCGCATCCGTGACGTCGCAGGAATCGTCGATCTGCACTGCGATGTAGCCGCAGACATCCTGATTGACATCAGCAAGAGTGATCTTGCCGTAACCGCCGTCAGCAACGATGGTCTTCTGGACAGTGGTCATGTCGAAGCCAGTAGTAGCATTGCCCTTGCCCATCAGAGGATTCAGCTTCCAGTAGTTCGGGGTCACTCTCGTTCCGGTCACAGGATACGTCAGAGTGGAGACCGTGTCGTTGTATCTGCTCTCCTGGCACTGGGCCTCGACCAGTTCAAGGTCGAACGTGCCGCCGACCGTAGTCAGGCAGGAAATAGTGACGACATCGTTCAGTTCGAAGTCTTCGATGGAATCGAAGATCGCGAACGAAGAATAGCCGACCGCCTTGTCTGCAGAGACCTGGATGTAGGTCGCGAACTGGTTCGCGGTCCAGCCTTCGCCAGACTCGCTCGAAGGCGTCTGGGACAGGTCGATCACGACAGGGACGAAACCGTCTTCCGTGACCTGCGCAACAGTGATGTTCTTAGTGTAAACATCAGCGTTCGCCATGTCATCCTTGTCGGAAATGCTGACGGTCACGGTGACCGGAGCAGTGCCGTTCGGATAAACGTAAAACGTGATAACGCCCGCCGCGAACTCTGTCGCGTCAAATCTCGCAAGATATGTAACAGCCGTATTAGCCGCAGAGGTCATCAGAAGGCCAGTATTCACGCAGCCTTTTCTCATGCACTCAAAGCGGTTCTCCGGCTTACGATACCTGTTAAAGGTTACGTTTGCGCCCTCGGAGAGTTTCACATAGTCCTTCGCATTGATCTTGCGGCAGTCCGCGAGGTCTTTGCGGATGCGAAAATCGATCTCTGTGTTCTCGCCAAGAGTCTTAATACCAATCTTCTTCAGCAGAAGATCGTTATTGCATCTCGCCATTGATGCTTCCTCCTTACTTCGTGTTCATTACCCTGTAGGCAAGTGCTCTCGCCTTTGCCTTGTTGGGCATATTATTAATAGCTTTCAGTTTCCGCTCGATGAATTTCTGGCGGTCAACCTTCTTGGCTTCTTCAGCCTTTTTCTCAGCCATAATGCCTCCTTCTATAAACTGTTCCAGATGGATTGAAGTTCATTCTCCACGCGTTCTTTTGTCCGCTCCACAAAGTCTTTCCCGCCGTTTTTATCGGCGTTGGGCAATGCAGGCTGTGAATATTTTGTTTTAACCCAACTGTTACTGTGCGGGTCTTTCCAGACAAGCCAGTCGCCGTATCTTGGGCGCAATGCCTTTCTGCCTGCTCTGATGATCGCGCCAACTTCACGGATACCATAAATGCCACCGCCGACATACTTTGCTGTTTCTACATAGTATGTTCCGTCAGCGTACTTTCCTTTTCTCACAGACTTGGCAAGTTCTCCCGTTACGTGTGGGACCTCTTCCCGCATGATTTCGACCGCTCTGTCTGCTACCTCTTCCGGCAGTTTCCGTATTCTCGCAATGCATTCAGTAATCGTGATGTCAGCCATCACACCACCTCAAACACGGGTTTCACTTTTCCTTCTGGATCAGTGTACTTATATGACAGCAGGAAGGAGGCGTCAGTCTCTGAGACTTCTTCCTCCCTCCCAATTCTGAATGTCTTCGTAATCCCACTCGGCAGGATGTACGATTTCATCGTCCTTAACTGACTATCCGTGACGCGCTTTCCGCAGACTGGACAGCCTTTCGTACGTTTCTCAATGATACCGTTGAACTTTATCTTCATACGACCATCCCCCAAAGCTTATCGAAGCACTTATACAGGCTGATCATACCGAGCTGCTTCTTGTACTGCTCCACAAGTAATTTACCAATGTCAGTCTCCAAAGCTACCGATACGACATCACCGGACGCGTACTTCACCTGCTGCTCCTGGTTCTCACAGCCGCAGTCATCACAGCAGTTGCACTCGTTCTTGGCGTGAATCACTTCAAGCACGTTGCAGAACACAGGAAGCAGGCATTCGGGTATTTCTTCGTACCCTGCGATATATTCAACGATCATCTTGTAGGACGGAGGACATTCATCACACGTGCAGGGTTTGCACTTGCAGGACGGCAGGCCTGGGTCTATGTGGAACATACCGTCTGACTGGTGATATGCGAAGTCCGTTATCTCCGTTACCGTTTCCTCCAGACCCTCTACCTTCACCAGATAGAACTTGAAGGAGTCCACATTAAATGGATGGTAGTACGGTTCAAACGTGATCGGGCAATCAGCACAGGACGGGAGATCAATGACCTCCCGTCTCTCGCCAGTTAGGAATGTGTCACATGGATCCTTGACCCAGAATGTCGCCATGCTGATGGCTGTGACCAGCTCATCAATGTCCTTGTCGTCCACGTCCTTTACGCAGTCACAGTAGTCTGAAAGCTGCTCCTTAATCGTCATGCGTTAGGGATCAGAGTCTGAGGCAGGATCAGGGCGCCGAGGTCACCTGTAGATGCCGCGCAAGCCGCGCTCACCGGAATACCAGTGATTCTCATCAGCTTGTTCGAGTTGTTGTTGAAGACGGAACCATAGTTGTAATAGAACGTGCAGGAAGAACCGCAGCCGTTCGCCAGAGTCTCTTCCTTGTGTCCGCTCTCCTTGATGAAAGGATCAGCAGGCATAAGGTCAGTCGCCATCCAAGCGCCGACAGCGTCGCCCTTGAGTGCCCAGACTTCGCCGGTGCCTGCAGTCAGGTTGACCGGAACGTGGCGATCCTGGATGAAGCCGATTCCGTGGAAGGTAAGCTCTTCGCCGTTCACTGCCCAGCCGTTCGGAAGCTCACCGAACTGTCCGGGACGGACCACGGAACGAATGGACTCATAGATCAGCGGGTTAACCGCGAACGTGTAGTCGCCAGCGCCCAGGAGCGTCATGCGGCAGTACAGGGAATCAAATGCGGACAGGATATCCGCACCTGCGACCGTGACGACAGCCGGATTTGACATAACTTCCATCAGGCCGTGGAAAGGCTTCAGGATGTCAGTCGTAGCGGCAGTCGTGCCGAGGATGACGTTGTTCATGGTCAGGAATGCCATGGAGATACGAGCGATCCGCTTCTTGGTCTCCCAAAGGCTCTCACCCTGACGCGCAAGATCACCATAGGAAGCGTTCATGCGAAGCAGGCCGCCAAGCAGTTCATTATCAATATTGTCGCAATCTTTCAGGCAAAGGCGCTTGACCGGAACGCTGGATGCGCACTTCGCGAAATCAAACGGCTGCCAGCAGCACTCTTCTGCAGTAGACTGCGCAGGCTCACTCCAGTAGGAGCCAGGGATATCGATGACATAGTCATCATTCGACTTGTGCAGGATGCACATGCCGTTCTCGCCGTCGATCATTGCTCTGACTCTACGCGCGAGAGACGTGTTGATAAGGTAATTGTAAAGGGGGCTGAAGTTGATCAGCTCAGTCTTTACGTCCGCGCCAACACCGCAGCAGTCCGGGATCACATCGACGAAATTCGTCGCCAGGGTCTTCTGGTCCACCGCGATACTGGCAAGCATTTCCATTTCTCTTGTCATGGGTTTACTCTCCAATCCCGTCAGTATAGACGTTTTTAACTACTTCCTTCGTTGCAGATCTCTCTGTTGCAAGGCTGACCGAGAGTCCTTTAAACTTCTCGATGAACTCAGCCTCTGCCTTACGCTTCGCGGACAGTTCCGCAGACAGCGTCTGGTTCTGTTCTTTCAGTACCTGGACCTCATCCTGAAGGCTCTTGACCGTGTCAAGGATCGCTGACAGATCCACGGTAGGCTTTTCAGCAGCCTCCTCAGTAGCCTCTTCAGCAGCCTCTTCAGCAGCCTCTTCGGCTTCCTCGACTACTTCTTCAGCTTCCTCTACCGCAAGCTCTTCCTGAGGCTCCTGGACGGGTTCTTCGACCAGTTCCTCAACCGGAGCTTCATCCGCTTTCTCAAGCAGAGCGTCAAGCTTCTTGTTGATCTCAGTAAGGTCAGGCTTCTCACTGCTTTCAAGCGCAGCAGCGAGGTCTTTGACATTTACTGCCATTTTGTCTCCTTTCAGTTGGATCCCTGAAGAATTCACATTCCCCGCCTCGCCAACAATGGCAAAGTTGGAAATGAATACTTCGTCCAGGATCTCAATTCCGTACTCCCTAGTAAACTGTTCATTCAGGTGATACCCGAACTCCGCTGATACACCAAGGGTGTAGTCCGCTCTCCGAAGCTCCTTTACGATGAAGCTGTCTTCATCCAGCCGAAGACGGACATTTAATCCCTTTCTCCCATCCCCGATGTCGACCAGGGAGAAGTCTTTCTTCGTCCACTGACCGAGAAGGAACGGGAACGTGGCGAAGTCCATGTGTCCGAGGTTGATGCTTCCTACGTAGTCATCCGCCAGCGCTTCAAGATATTTCTCAAGCGTTCCCTTCATGATGTAGAAAAGGGGACTGCCGTATGCATCTACGACCATCCCCTCATCCAAAAGCCTTACCTCTTCCTCACGGGATACCGACAACGTAAGCATGTCGTCGTATTCCTTCTTGCGGAGTTTGCGGTATACCGTCCGAACATCTCTCTCATCAATGATGTTCATACTACCTCCACAAACCAAAGGTCGATCTTTTTCGCCCGACCTCCGCATACTTTGCATGTGACCACTTCGTACTTTGCTCCGCTTTCCTTCAGCACCTGTTCTTTCTCAGGAGTGTATGCGACTCTTTTGTGTGCATCTTTTAAGGCGCTCATGAAAACTTCGTCTTCGATGTGGTCGTCGTACTTCTTCCCGGGACGAAGGGTGTAGAACTTGTACACCTTCATCCCATCCTTCGTGTACGGAAGATTCAGAGAAACGGATTCGTGCACAGCATCAATCAGTTTGTAATACTGCGGCATCCTTCTTCCTCCTCTTCTTTGGCGGCTCTTCCTTGGGAACATATTCCTTCGGCTCTTCGCCCGCCTGCGTCAGGTACAGATAGTACTCTTCAAATGTGTTAAAGTGCGGGATCTCTTTTTTCATCATCCCTCCGTCTGGCAGGTCGGATCTTCGGGATCGTCGACCGTCGCCTGAGTGATCGTCACGACCGCGTGATCAATGGCGTCAAACGGGATATAGGTTCTGGTCTCACCATCAATGTAAACATCACGGTGCGCCTGGATCGCGGTGTACGCCGCGCTGCCCTGACCCGCTACGACACTGTCATCCGCAGTGGCAGAAAACTCCGCCTGAGTCGTGATAACAACTTTAATCTGTGTCTTGGTCATGTGTCCTTGTCTCCTTTCGTTAGATTGTAAGGCCCTCTTCGGTAACCCCAGCGCCAGAGACAAGCAGCGGCAGCACCGTCTTCATTGCCTCATGGTTTAATATATGAGTAAAATCAGCAATAAATTCGTTATCACTGATTGTTACTGTCTTTTCGAGGTAAAGGTCGCCCTTCTTATTCCTCTTCACAACAAAAGCAGGGATCTGCTTCATGTAGACTCTCCCGCTTCCCTGTTCCTTGATCGCTCTGTAGTCCGTGACGATGTACAAGGCATCTTCGACTTTCTTGAACCTGTTGATGTAGTAGCTGTCCAGATTCACGGACACGTACTTCGTGGGCGTCTCAGCCACCGTGCCGTCGGGGTTGAAGTTCAAGATCCCCATGTCCGTGTTCATCAGCTTGTCGACCTGTGCCAGGTCCCTTTGCTCCTCGAAGGTGACGACCGGAATATCATTCATCATTCCTATCGGTTTTACCTTCTCCGTCTTCTCGATCAGTTCTTTCAGTCCCATAGTTACTCCTCTCTGATTTTTATAAAATTAGCTTAAAGTTCTAAGGTTCCCATAGTCATCATGCGTACTGGTACCAAGGACCTCGGCGAGACCGTTGATGACCTCTTCGATCTTTCCGTTCGGATTTGCCTTGGACGCGTACGACAGGTTCATGATCGCCTGCGACAGCTTCATGCGGGCATCATTCTCATCAGCGACCTGCTTCAGCTCGTACTTGTTGAAGTAGACTTTCTCTACGCCCACCTCCGTGGCGATCATCTGCGAGAACTGGATCGCAAACATCTCACGCATCGGGACGATGGTATTCAACATGGCGTTGTCAATGATCGCCGCCATCGAGACGTTGCCGGACCACTTACCAGTCTCCATAAGGACCGGTGACATGCCAAGAAGCTGTGCGATGATCGTGCCTTCCTCGTCGATCCAGCCGAAGAACTCCGTCGCCTTCGTGACTCTGGGCAGATGCTCTATCTTGTCACCAAAGCCGGACGACAGCGCAATGACCGAATCCGAAGAAGACGTCTTTATCTCGGTCGATACGCGGCGAACTTCAGCCATCGCATCCTTATACCTCTTCTCCTGCGCGACAGAGTTCGTGTTCTCAATCACCGTAGACGTTGAGGTCTCGTTATCCTCGTCCGAAACGAATCCCGCCTTTGGACGCACGATGATACGTCCCGGACCGTCGTACCTGATGTCGTAGTTTAATCTCTCGTACACCGAAAGAAGAAGGTCTACGCGAAGCTTGTCGTACTCGAACGGACTCCTGCCATGAAGCTCTGCAGTCGTGTTCCGAAGGTTGACGAACTCCGAGGTGTCTAAAAGGATCAGGTGCTGATCGGAAAACCACTGGTACACATCACGGTATTCCCTGAACTTGTCCCAGTCGTCCTTTTGGAGTTCCTTATCGACTCTCTCCTCGTCCTCACGGATGTAGTACGCGACGACCTCTTTATACCCTTTCTCCTGCTTATACAGGATGCCGTAGTAACCGGTCTTATACGTGTACAGTGCTCCATCGATGATCCGAAGGCCGCACTCGCCGTACACAGTCGCCTGGCCTATCGCCTCACGAAGCACAGAGTAGTTCGTCGCTCCGGTCTTGTTCTTGCCTTCGTACATCCACCTGTCCAAGCGGTTGTTCTCGTCCTGACTGCCTGCAGCTACGCCGTTCGAGAAGATGTAGTTCAGCATACGCTCAACTGTGTACCTGAGGGCAGGGAGATGCTCTACGAGCCACTCCGTACCTTTCTCCACGCCTCTCTCAAGACACACGTGCTCTATATCATTACACGTGCTCCCGCAGTTGTTCATGTCTATTAAGATGTCCTGTTTGTAATCGTCGTTATTCATGGGCATAAAAAAAGAGCCAGCTTTCTACTGACTCTACTCCTGATACTCATTCTAGCAGGTTTTGTGGGCCTTAAGTCCCCATATTTTCAGTTATCATTACTGCTCTCATATCCCAGACGCTTGAACTCTTCGCTCAGAAGGCGATTAACCAATCCGTTCGCAGTCTCCCCCGTTCTTGAAATAAGCTCCTTATAGTTTTTCGGCATCGTGATCGTTGTCCTGTAAAAAGTGTTCTTGATGTACTCGTTCTGACGCTTGTATTGCTTCTGTGTGTCTCTCATAGGTCACCTCCTGTTTAGATATTACACTAATATATCGTTGGGGTCAACCCTCAGAGTGATTTTGGGGGGATTTTTCGGAATCGGAAAAAATACCCGGCTCCATGCGCGCGCGCCCGTGCGTTTTGACGCGCGTACGTATGCGCGTATGCGCATATGCGAACACACGTTCGGCAGCAGATCTGCAGTTACAGGCGAACACACGTTCTGTCCAGGTGTTCACAATTTGTTTGCATTTTCTTCACAAACTATTCATTGACATATTGATGCAATACGATATAATGGTATTAGTTCAATACGACACACACAATCACACAACCAATACAGGAGGACAAACAATGTTACACATTACTACTCATTCTGGAAAGCTTCATGGGATGCACTCCATTAGCACAAGCGTTGCGCTCAATCCTATATGTAAGGAACGCGCTAAAGACACAAACACAATCTGCAGTCATTGCTATGCATCGCGCTATGTTGGAATGCGTAAAGGGTTAAGAGACAAACTGGAATTGAATACAAACGCATTGCAGTCTCTGATTCCATTCAATGAATTACCAGTTATAAATGATAGGGTTTTTCGTCTGGAATCGTTCGGCGATGTCATGAGCACAACACAAGCGGCGAACTATTACCGACTCGCGGGATTTAACTACTATACAACATTTACGGCATGGACAAAGAATGTTGCGTTCTATGAAGACGCACACGAAAACATAGTTGACAAGCCGCACAATTTTATTCTGATTTACTCTGACCCGCTTCTGAATGGTCATAGTGATGAATGGTACGAGGCTTTTCTTGCGGCGCATCCGCTCGTCGATTACATCTTTGTAGTCATGGACAAAGAACACGCCGCACAAGTTGAAATCACATGCGGCACGCGTAAATGCCTTGAATGCCTTCACTGCTATCGAAAAGGAAACGCGCGTATCATCCGTGAAGTGCTCAAATAATCAGCGTGGAATGGTTCGGGCGGGGTTCGAATCCCCGCCACACGCTTTAAACAATAACACAATGTATGCCGCGACGGCGGCGGGAAGGAAGGGAAACATGTGTTACACGATGAAACAGTATGAAAACAGACTCCGCAAGTTGGACTCAATCAAGGCGCAACTTGACGCACTGAAGCGCGAGGCGGACGCAATCCGTGACGACATCATCAACGACATGACGGGCGACGCCGTCGAATGTGACGCATTCAAGATGTCCGCAAAGCTGACGGAACGCAAGACCGTAGACCGCAAGGAAGTAGAAAAGCGGTTAAGCGCGGATGAGTTCGCCGCATGCCTTAAGGCGACAGTCTACATCGACTTCAGGTACAAACTGAAATAACCAAGACACGACGCGCGGCGGGAATCCCCCGCCGCAAGGAAGGAAGGTGCAAAGCATGAGAAGGGAAGAATCGGAGCGCATCGCATATACGATATGGCGCACATGCACGGGATGCAAATACGGGGACCTGGATTTTATGCAAGCGATCGCGGACGACGTTGAAACAATCGGACACGTGCGGGCGCTGAAGGTATGGGCGGCGATGCTTGCGCCCGTCAGGTACCTAGCAGACGAGAACGGCGTGTCCGTGGTCTTCGGGTGAGAGGTGCGGACATGGTAACAATGACTCTGGGAACATTCATAGTGGCGATAGCGGCACCTGCTGCCGCCGCCGCATTCGTGACATGGTACTACATGGGAGGTGCTGACGATGAGTAAATCACTGGACATAGAAATCTGCAGGTCGCGCGTTTGGGAAGCCATATGCGACGCGCTGGAACCGTATACGAATGAGTACGGCATCGACGACCTGCCGGAAGCAGAGCAAGAGGCGCTGTCGAACGCTGTCGAAACCGTGACGGAGTGCATCAGCAAAATCATAGCGTAACGTGGGTATCCCTGTCGGGAGGTGGTCAGACCGTCAGAAAGGACAAGACATGTTGAAGGCAAAGCTTTTCGTGGCGAGCATCGTGACCTATGCATGCGTGTCTCTGTATCCCACAGCCGGAATCGTGACGAGTGCGGATCTGGAAACGGCGACGGTGCGGACCGTGAGCGGGCACACGTACGAAATCACCAATACAGACTGTGACTACATGGTGGGCGATGCTGTCGCCCTCATCATGACAGACAACGCGACGCCGGAATGCAGTGACGATGCTGTTATCATGGCGAGGTACATCGGTGGGGCTGACTGCCTGATGCCATAATGTGCATCCCTGTGGGTAGGTGGTGAGACCCTCAGAAAGGTACGACATGAAAATCAGAATCAAGTACGCTGAGGTAGCCTGCTGCCCTTACTGCATCAGTCAAGTGCAGTCGCGCGGAGAATACATCTTCGAGGGCGACGACATCGGTGAGGGCAAGTGCGACCTGTGCGGTGAGGTGGACGACCTGGTCCTCTGCCTGTGGGAGGTGTGACATGGCGGATATCGTTAGAAGGTGCAGACTGTGCGGCAAGCTGGTACACGACGGAATGATGAATGAGGAAGGCTTCTATGCCCACGAGGATTGTTTCAAGGTCCTCATGGACAGGGACCACGGTCCTGACGGCTGGCGGTCGTCGGACGAGGAACTGGAGTACGGTGGCTTCTACGCCGTGAAGGAAGGCGAGGACTGGGTGGATACCGGCATCTTCTACACAGACTTCGAGGACGACGACTGTGTGGAGTACGTGGCGTACGTGGACGGCGAGGAGGCAGACAACTTCACGGCGCCGGAAGGGCTGAGCCTGGAGGAGTACCTGAACGAGTGCCCGTGGTGGAAGGGCCGCAAGGTGCAGATTGTGGAGGTGGACGAATGAGACAGAGACTGTTCGAGCGGATGAGGTGCGACATGGGTGTCATGGCTGAGTGGGGCGACGATGAGGCCGCCCTGCTCGCAGAGGTGATGACGTGCGACGACGAGGTGCTTCAGGCGTACCTCGAACTGTGGGAGGTGGAATCATGAAGTACTACATAGTAACCGAGGGCAAGATAGCTGATATCATATACGGTTCGCAGTATCCCTGCTGCCTGTCTGAAGCAGAGGTCAAGCGATTGTCACTGGAGTGGGAAACCAATCTCTTCGCCTATATGCACGAGGCTAGCAGGGATGAGATTGAAACCTATGGAACCTACGAATAGGAGGTGAACCATGAAGGCGCTGAGTATCATCGAGCCGTACGCCTCTCTGATCGCGGAGGGGCACAAGCATATCGAGACCAGATCCTGGAAGACGAACTACCGTGGGGAGATCCTGATACACGCGAGTGCGACGAGGATCCCGAAGGAATACCGACACCTGCTGCCGAGGGTGCGGCAGGTGCGACCTGGCTACATCCTCTGCCGCGCGGATCTGGTGGACTGCGTGGAGATGACCGAGGAGTTCCTGGCTTCCGTGGACCCGGTGGAGCGCGAACTTGGATTCTACTCCCTGGGCAGGTACGCCTGGGTCCTCGATAACGTGGAACCGGTGGAGCAGGTCAAGGTGCGCGGTTCACTTGGCTTGTGGACCGTGGTATAATTCAGGTGTGTAGCACCTTACTTCCGAGGTGTGTGCATTGTGTGTCAGGACCCTGCCAGACGTGGTGGGGTCCGCTTTTGTGCAAGGTGCACAAGAGGCTTTTGTATTACCCCCGTGATTTTCGAGACCCGTTCGTCAAATTGCACAATAGCCCTGCTGCCGGTGGCGGTGGGTGCAAAGTGGCATGTGCCTCTACAACGTGCGTGAAGGTGCCTAGAAGCGCCCGAACGTGCGTTCTTGATACTTCTTCGGCTGACGTGGCAGCAGGCGCTCCTAGGGGCGTTCTACGCGATAAACGACACGGATTCCTCCGAGTACAAGACTGCGGCGTGGAGTGCCAGGAGCACAGCATCAAGTGCGTCAGGTGAGTGCCCGATCTTGTTCTTTATCTCAATCTTCGGTATCACTGCTATCTTTCCCGTGGCCTTGCGCTCACTGGTGACATACGGCAGGACCTCTTTAATCTGCGCGTAGGCAGCAGGCGAGAAGGTGGCTTTGCGGTTATCTATCAAATCCTGCAGGTCAAGGTGCATCTCGGCTCTCATGTTCTGTGCATTCGTGGCGGCATAGTGCCTGGCCTTCACTCTCTCCTTCGTGGGTCCAGCGCCAAAGTTGATGCCCTTCACGTTCACGCCTCGAAGCGCCAGTGCCTCTACCAGCCACACGCCAAAGCCCACATCTACGCACACAAGTGCGGCACCCAGCTTGTGGTATATCCGTGCGATCTGGTCAGCTATCTCCGTGCTCGTTACGCCATCTATCCACGTGGTTTTCTTGATCGCCTCGACGGCTTCGAAGTGCACACCGGACGTGGTGATGACACAGTCACAGACCTCGATGTTATCCTTGCCCTTATACGCCGCATCAACGCCCAGGACGTGGATGCCGGCAGCAGGCTCCGTGGACACACGAACGTCGCCAAACATGCCGCTTCCAGAGCCTGGCAGTTCGCACAGCAAGTATCTTTCGATGGTGTCCGTGTGGTTCGCGAAAGTCGTGTTTAGCGAATAGTCTGCGTTCCACCTGCCCTCCTGGCATGCCGTCAGGATGTCCGACCACACGATAAGGGTGCGGTCCGGCACGGTCTCCTGCGTGAGTTCATCATAGAATGTGCCTGGCTTATGCGGGTTTGAGATCATGCAGACTACTTCACGTGACCCGTCCGTCTGGGAAAACTCAGACCGTCCTATCTCAGCCAGTGAATCATCAGACACAAGTGCAGCTTCGTCTACGATGTACGCACCACCTCGGCCTATCGCCTTATTGCGTGACATATCATCAAACGTGTCACCAAGTGAAAACCCTTCTACGCTTCCACCCTGTGCAAAGCTTATCTTCGTCTTACTTAAGCTCTGGTCAAGCCTCTCTATTTTCCTGAGCTGATCACCACTCAGTGCTTGTTTTATTTCGGGGACTGCATCCGCAACAGACCGTGCGGTATACGACATGATGACACCTGTTCTGTCGCCAGTGGATGCGACGACATTTACCTTGTGTCCTTGGTAGGCATACAGTAAAGCTATGTGACCCAGAAGCCATGACTTACCATACTGACTGGGAGTGACAATGATTATCTTGTCGAACTTTCCTGAGAGTATTGAGCCAGCTATTAAAGCCTGAGTGTAATAGAGTCTGACATCAAAGTGCATCCAGAGCATAGCGGCACCATAGTCAGCTATCTTGTCAGCTTCTTCCAGAGGAATCGAGAGTCTCTTAAAGTGTATTGGCTTATATCCCTGACCTACCTGACCTAGTTCAACCATAGCGAACTTTTCCCTATGTTTGTCACTGTCCTTAAGTAGGTCAATAAGTCTTTCTTTAGGCGTCATTATCCTCACCTAATAGGGACCTAATAGCGTCCTTCTTATCCCCTAATGAGACTGCCAACCCTCCGGTTGCATGCACGTTGACGTTATCAGAGTAACCGCCCTGCATCTTGGCAAGCTGATCGAATGCTTTCAGCTTAATTCCCTTAGTAGATTCCGGATCCATAGCGATGTTGGCTACCTCTGCCTGTATCTGCTGAAGACTGAGGAGAGCACCTGCGTCTACCTGTGCCTGCAGTTCAGCTATTCTCTTCTGGATGAATTCAAGTTTGTTCAATCTGCTTGCACTCTCCTTCGCGCTTTTCCTGTTCTTTACATCATATGCTGCCATGTAAGCATCAGTCTGGGTCTTCTCGTTTACTATTCTCTCGTAGCAGTACTTCTCCTGCTTCGGGTTCAGTCCATGCCCGTTCTTCCCTAGGCTCATATCCATTCTCCATAACGAAAAAAGGGAAGCCTCATCGCCTCCCTTTCTGGGTTTATACTACTCCCACCTGTCCATACTATAATTATAGCAGGTTCCGTGGGACGCAAGTCCCCATTATAACTGTTTCGATATGGTATAGAATATCTGCCGCTTGAGTGTCGAGAACTGATTCTTGCCCATAGGAACGTAGTAATCTTCCTTCAGTTTCCAGAGCGGGGTATCGTCTCTGGTTATAGCCAGCAGCATCGGCAAATACAACGTCTTCCCTGCGCACATGAGCGTAGCCTGTTCAATGAGCATTATCTTCTGCTGAAGCTTCATGCGTTCTATGGCTTCATTCTCTGTCGGACTGGAGACAGTCGTACCATGCGGCATACCATCCAGCGGATGAGAGTGCCAGCCATTCAGCTCGGCAAGCTTCTTGCGCATCTCATTGTATGTCAGGCAGAAAGCAGCTACATGCCTGTACTCATACTTCGGTAAATACCATTTTGATCCTGGCTTCGGGGTTCTGTTATGAGGCATCTCCTATCCTCTCGATCTCATCTTTGATTGCATTGTCTTCCAGTTCCACGAGGAAAGCTATATTGCAGGCCAAATGCCACAGCGACGGCAGACCGCTCTCCTCATCAACTCCATGGGGATTGTCCAGGTAATGCATGAAATGTCTGAAGGCAGCATCCCTGTATCTTTCCACCTCGACCTGTTTCCAGTTGTCCGGTCCACCCTCAGGATATTTCTTGCAGCCGTACTCTCTGATCGAAGCCACGGCCCAGATCAAATCCCTCGGCACAAGCGTAAGCCTGATCTTCCCTGCATCAGCCTTCGCCACCTGATCAGGATCAGCTGAGTACTCCGTCATGCTTTCTAAGTTTCTGATCAGGTCAGGAATAATCTGCTGCGGATCCAGGTCCTCTGCATTCGCACTCTTGTAGAATTCAATAAGCGGTTCCACGTCTACTACTTTCATACTGCACCTCCGATTAATTTTTGTACTGCCTCTTCCGGCAGTCGTTTCCTAGCTCCATCCTCATCCATCACGATGAACTCTTCTCCGTCCAGGTCGGCCGTGAGTCCCTCTGCGTATCCTTCGTTGTATGCTTCTTCGCAGAATGCCTTCAGCCATGTATCCAGTTCTTCCATGGACATTCGTTTGATAGTCCGAAGCAATGGTCTCGTCAGCCTGATCACTTTAGCCTCCCTATAAACGCTCCTACCAGAACCCCAATACAGAATCCGAATATAACCAGCCACATCCCGTCAGTGATTGTCATCTCACGCACCTCTTACTCCACTCCGAAAAACGTGTTCCGAACGTCCATTGGTCTTGCTCTAAGGAGCGCCCCAGTCAGACGAGGCGGTATGCCCTGGCTCTGCTTTCTGCAGTTAAAACTCTTGCATATCTGCGGTCTGACAGGATAGATTGTGCATTTATCTTTCGCCTTCGAATCGTCCATGAACGGACAGGTCATGTCCATCACCGGACCCGACAGGAAATACGCCTTATGTTCCTGCGGTTTAATTCCATGCTTGGCAATGTAGCGCCGTATATCAGCCACCTCTGTTTCCGTCATCGGGAGCAAGTTAGTGCAGCATTCACCGCAGCCAGTACAGATCCCATGGTCAGTGTTGTCATATATTCCATGCTCAACATCACGCCGGACATCTTCCATCGTTCCGATCATTCTGTCTCCCTCATATCAACCCCAAGTTTTTCAAATTCCTCTTTCTTTTCTTCTATATATTGCTCAATCGTTTGCAATATGCGTGCGGCAAGTTCTTTTGGCACTTCTATCCTGTCAACTAATTCACCATAAGCCGTCGTAAGCTTCATTCTCTTTGGTCTATATATCCAAAGAATCTTCCAACATCTCTTACAACAATCAACGAATTCTTCCAATCGATGTATGTCAGCTTGAAGACATATCCCCTTTCTTAAAACCTCTTCAGTCATTCTGCTCTCCTGTTCCATGCTTTTATTGCATCCTCTTTTGACGCAAATCCAAACATTACCAGTCTCGCTTTTTTAAATTCTTTTTCTCCAAGCTTGTGTACAGGGTCATCAATTCGCGCCCTCGGGCATCCCACCGACCAACCAAACTCAAAGCCGTCAACAATATCATGTGCCACAAAAGCTTTGCTCCCGCAGAGCGGACACGGTTTTAGTTCAGTCATCCTGTTCCTCCTCTTGATTTATTCCAAGCGGACAATCCCGATAAAAGTGATCGGTTGCTTTTCCTTCTTCCTTCGCTCCAATTTTGCAGCGATGTTTTTTCATGTCGTAATATATACAGTCACCGCAGCAATAAATCTTCACATACTCACGCATCACTTTCGCCCCCTTTGTACGGTTCTGGTACTTCCATCGGCATCCACGCGGGTTCTGGCACTTCCATCGGCATCCACGCGACTGGTTGCACCATCATCGGATATCCACCCGCGTTGTACCAAGTTTTGTCATCTTCGCACCAAAAACCTTCCGACACTCGCCGCATTTTACTAATTCTGGCAACCGCCTGTTCGAGTGTTTCGCCGTCCTCACATCGTATGACATCGTGTCCCTTGATTGTGACCCATACCGTCACTCCGTCCTCTGGCATGGACTCGGAAGAAACTGGTGTCCATTTCGGCTGTGCATCACGGTATCCTTTCATGTACCACTCGCGGCGTGAATCGTGCGTTTCCGTGCGTTGATAATCGCACTCGTGCGTTTCCGTGCGTTCTGCGTTCTGTAATATCACTCGCATATCCTTCTCGTTCTCAATGATGGTCGCAATGTCTCGTGCAATCTGTTCTGGCTGTGCGGATTGTAAGCCTTCTTCCACACCAATCTGATACGCTTTATCAAGTTGTGCTTGCTCTAAATCCTGCATGGCTTGAATTTCCTCTTCCGTGTATGGCTGTGCGGATGGCAACATCGAAATCATGTCGTGCAGTTCAGAGTACACATTCCAATGATCTGGCGAAATGATCGGATGCAATACTGTATCCAAGTATTCAAGGATGTCTTTTATCTCTGATGATTGTTCTGGCTGTGCGGATGGCACATTATTCAACAGTTTTTCGGCAACATCTTGATATTCGACAAACACGTGTTTTAGACCGTTCGCCACCGCATCAATCGCATCCTGTCTGCTGATTAAATCCTTCAT